CTCGCCTTGTGCGTCGGCGCGTGCGGCTCCAGCGTGCCAGAACCGCCGCCACCGGGCGGCACGGCGAAGGTCGCGTCCGCGCGCAGGAATCCGGTCGAGCCGCCGGGATACCCGGCCAGCGTTTTCACGTCCACCGGGTCGGTGCTGCCGTTGGCGTGCGAGGGGGCGTGCGGCTTCGGCGTGCGCGCGTCGCCTAGTCGCGCATCGTTGCCGGGCAGAGCCTGGAGCGCCCCGCCCCCGAGCGTGCGGAGCGAGCCGACCGCTGCCGCCGCGTCGACCGGCATCGGGTCACTGCCGCCCGGCTGGTGCGTCGCCCCGTGCACGGTCGGCGGGCGCGCGTCACTGAAGCGCGGGTCGGTGTCGTCGGCCTTGCCGTCGAGGCTCGCCGCGAGCCCCGCGACCTGCGTCTGGTCGAGCGTGACCGGGTCTGCCCCGCCCAGTGCGTGCGAGGGCGCGTGCAGCACCGGCAACCGCTGGTCGCTCAGGCGCGGGTCGGTCGTGCGGACGATGGTGTCAGGGAGACGCGCGTCCTCGACGAGCCCGGTCGTCAGCACCGCCCCGTCGAGATTCCGCAGCGCGTCGCTGCCGCCCGTCTCGTGCGTCAGGCCGTGCGGGTCGGGTGTCCCGCCGCCACCCCCGCCGCCCGTGCCCGAGCCCACGTCCGCGACGATGAGCCACGCCTTCCCGTCGCACCACGCATCGAGCCGCTGCCCCACCGCGCTCGACGCGACCAGTCCGCCGGGCGCGAGCGTCCGCACCGTCACCGCGAACGGCTCGACGATGCGGAACTCCCACCACCAGCCCTGCAGCGCGCGATTCGGCGCGGGCAGTGTGAAGACCACCGGCCCGGTCGCGCCCCGGTTGCTGAACGCAATGCCAGGACGGTCGAGGGTCGGGTTGAGCGCGTGGTCCGTCGTCTTGTCGATGACGGGCTTTTCGAGGCGGGTGGGCATGGGGCGTCTCAGGCCACCGACAGGCGCGTGCGCTCGGTGCCGTCAGGGTTGCCAACACGGTTCAGCGTGTCGAAGCTGTCGAGCGCGATTTCGCGAAAGAGCTGCTGCCGCCGCCGCCGCCGGGTGATGCGCGCCCACTGGTCTTCGTAGTCGGCTTCGTCCGCGATCCGCCCGGCGCCGCCGCTGTCCCACAGGTCCGCGCCGACTTCCTTGAGCGCGCGGATGATGTTCCACGGGCGTTCGAGCCACTGCGGGTGCACCGTCGAGATGTGGATGTAGCCGTCGCGCGCCTGCACGTGCATGTCGCTCAGGTCGAGCATCCCGGTGTTCGCGGCCGGCGCGTTCCGAATGCGCCGTTCGAGCACGTAGAGGTCGGCCCGCTCCGCACTGCGCCGGAGCCGCAGCTCCGCATCGAACTGCGCGAGGTAATCCGGCACGTGCCGGTAGCGTCGCGGCAGGCGCAGGAGGCGCGGCAGCGGCACGTGCGGCGTCATTACGCGCGCTCGGCCTCGGCTTCCGCCGTCTCCCGCTGAATCGTGCGCGCGGCATCCCCGCCGACGATGGGCGCGGTCGCGCCCGCCGGAGCGGCACTACCGTCGTTGCCTTCGACGCTCTGGCGCACCCGCCGCGTGCCGCCGCCCGCCGTGCGGCTGCGCGCCGCCTGCGTCGAGACGACCTTCACGTCGCGGTCGGCGCCGCTCATGCTGGTGCGGTCGATGGCCTCCGGCGCCTCGTCGGCCTGGAGCTGCTCGCCCTCGGTCAGCGGCACGCACCGCTCCTCAGGGTCGATGCCGAGAATGGCGATGAAGTGTTCCTGCTTGCCGGTGATCGGGTCGCGCGTGCCGGGCACGACGCTGCGGCTGCGGAAGTGGTCCGCCGCCTCGTATTCGACCTCCGACAGCCCCGGCAGGACGATGTAGTCGCGCCCGTCATGCTTGTCGTGATACGGGTGCGCGCTGCGATTGATGATGACGACGCGGGTCTTCGGCGTCAGCTCGGTGCCGCCCAGTCCTTCGGGCACCAGATTCACGACCTCGGTGCCCACCGGCAACGTCGGCTTGTTATAGAGCTGCATCACTCCTCATTTCGTGGTAAGCACCCGGCTCCCTGCCACCAGGAGGCAAACAGGGAACCGGGCGTCCTCTCCGCCGCGCCGACCAGCCGTGGCTCTAGTAGGCGTGAACGATGAGCTGATTGACCGTGATTCCCTCCATGCGGAACGCACGGTTCGGGAAGTGGTTGTGGTAGTTCTCCAGCAGGTAGTAGAAGGCGGTGTATTGGTCGAAGCCGCTGACCCACTTCAACACCGAGCCCTCGTCGTTCGCCCACTGGCCTTCGTTCTCGACGTAGCGCACCCAGCTCGCCTTGGTGATGCCGAAGAGCATCCCGTAGGGCGCGTCGCGGTCGACCACGAACGGAATGTCGCCGTAAGTGATCTGCCGCCCCGTGGGCTTCTTCGCCGCCGACGTGCCGCCATCCGGGTTCTTCAGGTCCGCCCCGGTGTAGCGCCGATCCGCTTCGAGCAGCGCCAGATACGCGCGCCGCACGGCGTGCTCGCAGCCGAAGAGGTCGATGGTCTTCCCGACCTTGATGCTCACCGCATCAATCGGCTGCTGAATCGCGTCGAGCGAGAGCGCCAGCACGCCCGGCACCACGTGCGACTTGAGAATCGGATACGTGGTCCGCGACAGGTTGTGGTAGTTGGCGACGTAGGTGCCGTCGTCAATGCCGGCCAGCAGCCCTTCCGGCTCCTTGTTGTAGGAGTTCTGGGTGGGCGTCTGCGCCACGACGATCAGGTCGTTGTCGGCGGCGGTGACCGGCGTATCGAGGGTGACATCGGTGCCGTCCGCGTTGACCGCGATGATGGTCGCCGTGCCCTTGATGGTGGTCGGGGTTGCCGCCGCGAGGATGGCGATGAACATCCCGCTCGTCGCATCTCCGAAGAGATAGCGGTTCGCGTTGATGACGCCCGTGACGTTGAGCGGCGCCTTGACTTCCAGCGTCGTCGTCGCCGCGTGCACGCCGTTGACCCGCGCCAGGACACCGGAGCCGTAGCCCCAGCCGATGACGTTGCGCCGGAAGGCGATGTCCTCGACGAGCCCATCCATTTCCTGCGGGATGACCTGCGCCCACGACCCCTTCTTGTTGCGCGACTGCTCGATGACCCACCGCTCGAAGCCGACCCGCCCGTAGATGTCGCGGATGGGCACCTCGAAGTCGCGATACGCCGACCGCCCGGCCTGTGGCAGCGCGCCGCTCGCGCCAATGGAGCCGACCGACCAGTTCCGACCGAGCTTGATGGGAATGACCTTCTTTCGGCCGACCCACGAGTCGTCCGAAATTTCCTTCTCCATGAACGACTGAATCTGGTTTTCCTCGTTCAGTTGGTTCTGGATGGCGGGGGCGTAGTCGTCCTTAAAGAGGGGGTCCCAGGACGTGAGGTCGGAGCCGGGCATGAAGTGCCGGTCCCGGCCCGTGCCGAGTGCCGTGACGTGCTGATACATCGCAGGTTCTCCTACCGCGCATACATCCGCTTCAATCGGCGGTTCACGTCCGCGACGGTTTCCTTGCGGTCCCCTTTCGCGGTCGCGCCCGTGCCGGGGTGTTGCGGTTGTCGCGGCAACTGTTTATTGCCTTCTGCGATGCGTTGTGCCGCTGCCAGACTCGCCTTCGACTGATTGCCCTTGTTCCCGCCCATCTTCTTGAGGTAATGGTCGATGACCCGCTGGGGGTCAATCCGCACATTCCGCTCCCGTGCGTCACGAAACGCGCTGTAGACAGCGTCGTGGAACATCTCGCGATACGGCTCGGGGACTTGCGCCTCCGCTGCCGCCGTCGCCTGCTTCCACAACCGGCTATCTCTCGCGCGCGTCTCGGCCGCGCTCGACTCGCCCGTGCGTCGCACGTGCGATTGGAGCGCCGCTTGTTGTTTCTTCATCTCCAGGAACTCTTTGTAGAACCCCGCAAAGAATTTCCCTGAGTCGTCGGAAACATCGAACGGCAACTTCGACGGGTCGAACTCGGGCTCAGGCGCATCCCCGGCTTCGGGTTCCGCCATCGCCTTCATGAACTGCTCGCGCAGCTTCGGGCTCCTTGCGAGGACTTCCTGAAGCTGGTCGCCCGCCCGTGCCTTCATCGACAACTCATCGACGTTCAGGTCTTTCACCCGTTCCGCGACGGGTCTGAACTTCGCGAGCTGCTTCCGTTGCTTCGAGAGCTTCCGCGTCAGCGCCTTGAAGCGCGGATGCTCGTTGAACGGCACGTCGGAGTAATCGTCGTCGTCGCTGTCGTCGTCGTCTGGCCCTGCGCCGTCTCCGGCATCACCAGCAACTTCCGCTTCGACTGGGTCCGTGCTTTCGTTGGACGGCGGCGAGCCGTCTCCCGCATCGGGGGCCGCGCTGCTGTCAGCAGCCATGGAACTCCTGCGTCGGATTACGAGGGTGGTGCGGCGGGCGGCATCACCGGTTCGAGGATGCGCGACCGCACTAAGTCGTCGATGCTAGGCAAGCCCTGTGCCTGTTCGGCCTCCGCCTGCCCCGCCGGTTTGAGCACGCCGCTGTCAATCGCCTGCTGCAGGGCATCGTCTTCACTGCCCTGCGCGGGCGGCTCGGGCTCGCCCTCTTGCTCATCGCCGCCTTCTTCTGGCGGCGGCGCCATCATCAGTTGAATGAGCTGTTGAATCTGCTGCACGTGCTGCTTCATCGCCTCGTAGAGCGGGGGATTCTGTCGCGCGAGCTGCTCGACTTCCTCCGTCATCAGGAACTGCGACTTGTGCATCAAGTGCTGATGGAGGGCTTCGAGGCCCCACCATGGCTGCGGCACGGCGGCGGTATCGGCCGGGTCCATGACCTGCTCGGGATACTGCGCGGCCTTCCAGCGGTCCAACTGCCGAGCAATCTGTTTGCGGACGACGTTCTGCGAGGGCTTCAGCTCGTTGAGGTCGAGCAGTGTGAGCATCTTGCTCGCGAGTTCGGGGTCCTGCGCGGGCTGGAGCGCGCCCATGCCGACCGCTTCCTTGATCTTCAGGTTCATCATCAACGGGCTCTTCGGCCACGCCGAGGCGGGCTCGCAGAACACATCGACGTGCCCCTTCAGGTTGGTGAAAGCGAACTGATCGACCGCCCATTGCCCGTCCTCGCCCTTGATGGCGCGGAAGCGCGGGGACCATGCGGACTGCCGGGCGATGAGGAGCAGGAGCCGCGAGAGCCGCAGCTCGAACTCCACCAGCGTGTCGAGCGGCGTCTTGAACGCCGCCATCCCGCGCTCCTGCAGAATCTGCACTTCTCCGAGCGTCGGGTCACCCGATGGCCGGTTGCCCATGAGCACCGCATTGAGCTTGCTGACCTCCTCCATCTTTTCGTCGATGAGGCGCAGATACTCGTAGGCACTGCTGTCGGCGCCCTGTCCGCGCTCCGTGATCGGGCGCTCACCGGGCACTTGCGAGCGGAAGCGGACCTGTTCACCGGGGCGTCCGGTCGGCTGGTCTTCGAGAATCACCGACAGCGGGGTCCAGGTGCGCGGCGCCGCGTTGTGCAGCAGCGACAGCGCAATCAGGGACTCGATGAGATTCCGCCAATACTGCAGCGGGACCAGGTCATCGGCCGGCGGCTTGTTGAACGGGGTGCCCGGCGCGAGCGCAAAGCTGCGGAGCAGGACGTTCTTGACCGGCTTGCCGTCGTCATCCGCGTGCGGCAACGGCCCGGCCTCGACCATCGACTCGTTGATCATCACGGCGTAGAGGCCCTTCGGGAACGCCTCGGTCGGGTCGTGAAAGAGCTGATAGACGATGGGGCCCATCGGGTCAGCCGCGCCTACCGTGCCGTAGCTCCGCGCCGCACTGGGGGCCGAGAGCCGCGCCATCGCATCGGCATACTGCCGTTGCACGCCCGCGTTGCCCGTGCCGCCGCGCGCC